ATTGGATATCGTAAGAGACAGCGTTCTCGGGAGCCTCCCACGTAATCTCTGCGTTATGCCGCGTCGTCCCCTGGTGGAACGTGGCGTATTCGCTGATCTGTACGTTCGTGGGTGCGAGCTGAGCGCGTGGCGGAACGACGCTGACCGGCAACGGGTCCAAGCGCACGCCGTTGTCGATGGCCGCATACTTCCCGGGGTGATGAAATATCCCGGAAATGTCGTAGATGATCCCGTCGCGCTCTTTGACCGACACGACGCGAACTTGCTGCGTGACCAGATCATCCGCATCCACGGCCCAAACAGACTCGGCAGCAGGCGCTTGAGAGAATGCCGGGTTGACAGTCACAACGCGGTCCGAAACAAGCGATACCGGGCGCGTCTCGGACTGGCCGGTAGGCAGGTTGACCGTCAGCGTGTCGCCAACTTTGATCGGATGATCCCGATCCAGCGTCACCGTCGATGCCGTAGCCTGCTTGATCCGCCCGCCGATGTGCCGACCGGCTCGGTTGCGATCAGCGATCTTGACGATGCTGCCCGGTTGCGGGATTACCCCGTCCAGGCCGACCGAAAACGCGACCCCGCCCGTCTCCATGCGCGACGTATACAGATGGTACAGGCCCACCCGTTGCGCCTGGCCGCGAGACGTACAACCAAACGCCACAACCTCGGTTTTACGGATGCCGTATCGGCGAATGCCTTCATCATCCTCGACAACCTCAACCTTCGACCGATAGAAGTCAGTCGGGTCATTCCACGACACCAGCGCCACGGTCTTCAGCGTGGACAGGTCGGCACCGGTGTATTCAAAGCGCCCATCAACGACGTTGCCATTGGTGTACGTGTAGACCGGATCGCTCGGCGCGTCGGCAACGGCCACAACCTGTCCATTGGCCCAATAAGCCATGCCCCGGAACGTACTCGTCAGATCGTTGAGCACGCGCAATGCGTCAGCCTGCGATTGGAGATACACATTGCAGACAAAGCGCGGCTCCGTCCCGCCCATGCCGTCCGGGACAAGCTGGTCGCAGTACACACCGATCTGATAGAGCGCATACCTGTCGATCATGCTGGCGTCGATGCGATCCCCAAGCCCGTACAGCTTGTTCGTCAGCATGTCGAAGTAGACCCATGCCGGGTTGTTCGACCACGCCCGCTTGAACGTCCCGTCCCACACGCCGGTATAGGTTCGTGCAATAGGATCGTAGTTCGACGGCACACGGATGATCTGGCCCCGCCAGCGGTAGGCCCGCGTCGGGATCGACTGGAACTGCTCGGCGTCGATCTTGATGCCGACCAAGGCCGTCATGGGGTAGACGAATTTTCCGTCTATGACCTCGGCATACGTTTGCAGGAAAATCGCGTCCTCGATGACGCTGGTGGTCGATTCCGGCGTCAGCCGACGAACCCGTACCATCCAGCCCTCGGATGCTTCCGGCAATTCGATGCGATGCGTTCGCGTGTATCCATTGATGGTTTTGCCGTCGAAACTGGTGCGCAACTGCTCGACAAAAGACCCGCCATCAACAGCCAGATCGATCGCGTACTCCACGATATAGCCAACTCGGTCGCCGGCATTCTTCCCCTCGTCGATTGCGCGCACCAACCTCGGCACATGGATGCTGACGCGAACAGCCGATAGATCAGTGTTCGACAGCAACTGCACCCATGGCTGGTCCGTCCTGATCTCCACGCCAACCTGAGTAACGTTCGCGGATGCCGGAAAGCCGGGGATATGCTCCTGATCGTTCGTGCCGACGCGATAGTCAACCTGCACCCGATTGAAATTCAGGCTGCCGTCCTCGTTCTGAATCGGCGTGCCGTCAAGGAAAATGTCGCGCAGGGGCGATCCTGGGTGCGCAGGGCCAGCCACTTCGCCATTGCTGATCACGTCCAGCACGGCGGCATAGGACGTGTTGTGCAGGCTGTCCGGGGACTCTACAGGCGTGCGCGCGCTGCCGCCGCCGCCCTTGCCGCCACCGCCAGATCCGATGATGGACTGGCCGCCACGGCGCTGCTCGACAATAACCGTCATTGCTGATCCTCAGAAAACATGTCCCCCGATACCGTCACGCTGCCAACGATCATTTCTCCGTAAAGAACCGGAACAGGATTTCCTTGTGCCGTCACATTGGCCGGCCCGTTGAAGTTGTAGGAAGCCCCGTTATCCGGCGACTCGACGCCAGTGATGCCCTGCGGCTGCTTGACCAGCAATTGAGACACGCCGCCAAGCACCATTGAGACGCCCATGCCGAACGCCATGCTTCCCCAGACGCTCCCCGCCTTCAGCACCCCGCCAGCAATGGTCATCCCGCCAGGCAGGAAAGACAGGCCGATCAAAGCCGCCCCAAGAATCACCTGAAAGAAGCCCCCTCGCCCGGAGCCCTGGATGACTGGTGCAATTCGGATATCGTCGTTCCCAACAGGAGCATTCAGCATGTCCTCGCCAATGTTCTGCCTGCCGATGAAGCAGGCGTAGGCAATGCCCTTGTCCTTACTCTCATACAGAGCCGCCTGAAAGCCAGGAACCATCTGGCATAGCGCTCGAATAGCGCCGGCGGTGTCGTTACAGACGAAGCGGTGAACCCTCCCAAATGTCGCGCCAAGACGGCCATAGAGACGAATGGTCCTGAGACGGTCGGGCATAAAAAAACCCGCCGAAGCGGGTTGTGCGATGGCTGCGGAAATGCTCAAAGCAGACTCCTGTGTCTCACTATCATTCTGGTGATGTCCCGCCAGTACCCCAAGTACGAAACCCTCTCCGACAAGCGCGGCATCGCATGGTGCAGCATGGCGTTCGGGACCGGATGCAATCCGGGCTGGGATTTCAGCTCTGCGTCTCCCAGGAACACGCCACCGTGGTTCGTGCGTTCGCTCCTGTACTGCATCAGGATCACATCGCCGTAGCGCGGGCCGTCATAGACGCGAACAAACCCGGCCTTCTCGAAATTGTCCAGGTACAACTCGCCGTACTCAGGTTTTGTCCACCAGTCATCAGGACGCTCAAAGTCCGGGATTTCGATGCTCAACTCTCGGGCGTAGAAGTCGCGGATCAGGCCATAGCAGTCCAGCGATCCATGGAAAAACGACCGGCCCACCAGCGGCGCGACATAGCCGCTCGGCTCGAAAGAATGCCAGCCGCGAATCGACGGCTGATCGTCGCCTGCGTCCTGGCCGACAGACACGATGTGCCACGGCAGGCCAGTCGCCTCGCACGACACAAGATCGGCCTCGGTCGGTCTGGCGGGAACATCAACATGCGAATGCGCCACAGCCAGAACCTGCCCTTGATCCTCTGCCGCCGCGTAGTCATCGGAAGGCAGGCGGAAGTCCTGATTGTTCTCGGCCACGTTCCGGCATCGGATGTACCGCTGCCTGTCCCCGTCAGCAATGATCAGGCCGCAGCACTCCCGTTTTTTCGATGCGTATTCCTCCAGGGCGTGGCGCTCAATGGCACGCTTGATGGATGCTGAAAGTCTCAATTTCGCCTCACTTAACCCGGTCTGCGGAAGCAAAGCCGCCAAAACGGATGGGTTGCCATTCACCGAAACGGCGCTTGCAGTCGCTGGGACGCCCGCCACACTTATCCAGGCTGGGGTCCGTTACAGAGTTCCCATCCTTGTCGAACATGCCGTTCTGTCCTTGGTAGGAGCAATAACTTCCCCGATACCCACCTTCTGGCCCAGCCATCACAAGCCATCCGCACGTCCCCGCAATGATCTGCCGCGCCGGCAACTGCACGCCGTCAAACTGCAATGGCGAGGACAGAACAAACGTCACCGACTCTGGCGTCTCGGTTTGTTTCTGGCTGATAATCCAGCGCTCATCCGGCAGATGCTCGTTCGGGTCCGCAGAAGGGTTGCCATCCGGGAAATTGACTGCATCGAGATACCGGGCGAACGTCCGGCGCCGGGTCAATATCGCACCACGCAGATCATCCAGGGCAAGGCACAGCGCCGTCACCACGCCAGTTATCGGCTCGCCGTTCTCGTCGGTTCCGATATTGCCCACCGTGACGGTCGGATTGGGCTGCTGGCCGTCCCCGGTGCGCTCGAAGTTCTCTGCCTCAATCGCCCACGGGAGGTATGCATTGCCCTGCCAGACGATCTCGCCGTCATTGTGGTTGTGATACCGCTCGATATCACCACCGATGCCCGTACAGTCGATCTCGTAGAGCGTGACCAGATTCCCCGGTACCAGCTTTTGAACGTCTTCAAGGATCATTTCAAGCACCCACAAAAAAGCCCCGGTCGAAACCGAGCATCGATCACGGCGCAAACCTCTCTTCAAACGTGGCAGTCAGCGTATAAGCCCCGCCACCCATTGCCCTTGTCCTGAATTCCCGCACAACAAAAAGCCCCTGCTCGTCCTCCATCGGCGGCGTCCACAGAAAAGGCTTGAAGCCGGCATGACTTCTCAGAAAGTTCCGGATCGGCTTAATGTAATTCTCCGAGCCAACGAATTGCAGTGGCCATGAACGGATTTCGTTATTGATTCCGTCCCCGGCCTCCTGCGCGTACCCGTCGCCAAACTGCGCCGACAGAATGCGAAACCTGCTCGTCCCGTCCGGGTCAGTGCGTGGACACCATGTGAATGTTTCGTATGCCATCAGCGTCGGACTCCGTTGCCCGTCTGATTCCAGGCCAACCCGCCCGGCCTGTAAGACCGGGCCAGTTCCTCCTGCACCGTCCTCTTGATCGCCTGGGCCAGCCCGTTGGCAAACTCATTGGACTGACCTTGGCTGGTCACGGATGCGCCTCCGTCCGTGACGTTGACCACGATATTTATTCCTCCGGCGCTGCCAACGTTTGATACATCGGCTTTCACACCAAGGCGACCATCCGGCCCTCTCGACAGCGGCATGATCGCCTCCGGGCCTGCCTCTGCAAACACGCCCGCCCCATTGGCGAACGCGAACAGCTTGGGGCTGGTGTGGACTTGATTCGAGTATTGGCTAAGGCTGGGGGTGTCATAGACGCCGCCAAGAGCATTCCATCGAATGCCGCCTGTCGGCATAGTTACCGACGCGCCAGACGATCCGCCAAACCATCCTCCGAACAACGATGCAAGCGGGCCCGTGATGGATTGTCGTATTGCAATCCGGATCAAGTCCGAAATGATGCTGTCGGCAAGATCGGAGAAACTCAGCTTCCCTGTTTTGACGAATTCAACCAGCGAGTCCTCCATACCCTGAAAGGCCGAAGTAATAGCGCTGTTGACAGATGCCGCGACATTGTTGGCTTCGTTGGCGTAGTTCTGCAGACCATTGGTCACGCCGTTAATCCAATTTGACTCTGCCGCGAGTTTCTCTGCCGCTCCCTTCTGAACGATCGCTATCTCTCTGGCCTGCGCATCCGCCAGCGCAGCCAACCGGCGCTGGTACTGCTCTTCACTCAGCTTCGTGGAATCGACCTGCTGGGCTTCTTCCAACTCCCGGAATCGCTCGGCATACTTCTGCCGCACAGCAAGCTCACGCTCCATTTCTTCGCGCTGCCGATCACCCATGCCAATGCCAGCGATCTCGATGTCCTGCTGCTGCTGGAATACCTCGAGCTCACGGTTAATCGCGGCGATGTATCGGGCAGACTCCGCCGCCTGTTTGCTCGCGCGGTCAGCCTCTTTCCAAGCCTGAACCTGGTCGTAAATAGAAAGCGCCCTGGCGCGGTCCGCTTCCGATCCTTTGGCTATCTCAATGCGATATCGGCCAGCGGCAGCTTCGGTCATTCCTAGCGTCGCCCGCTGCAGATCCAACTGCTTGATAAGGTTTTGGAGTTCGGTCGTTTCGGAGCCGCCACGAGAAGACTTAGGCAGAATTCGGTCGCGAAGGCGCTTTTCAACCTCCGGGCTATACAGCTCCCCGAGCAAAGTCTTCTGCTCGGCAATTGCAGACTTGAGACGCTCCTGCGGCGTCGCATATGCCTATTCGCGGGCCGACACGCGCAGCGACATCCAAAACTTAGAAGCGTCTCGCGACGGATACCGGGACGACGCCCGCGCTCTGCATGACGCCCTGACGCGCATGGTGGCGATGTATGAAAGCGAGTTCGACCACGAGGACACTTACCTGTGGCGACCTGACTGGCTGAAATCTGCGCTTGCAAGGCGCAATGCACTGGATGGCAATCATGACAACCAAGACTGATGGCGGGCCAGCGTATCCACTGCCGGTAAATGACGAGCAGTGCCGCGCCCAATTTGAATCCGGGTATGGAGGAATGAGCCTGCGCGATGCAATGGCAATGTCCGTCCGCCTACCGGATGACTACAGCGCGAAATGGGGCGAGGCGTTGATCGGTGAGCAGGCGCCCAACAGCGTTGAGCCAGTGTCCGTGCATATCGACTGGTGGATGCGCGTCGAGGCGGCATATCGCTACCGCATGGCCGACGCCATGCTCAAGGCGCGGGAGGGCGAGTGATGGACCCGATCATTTCCATTGGCTACGACCGCACCGTTTCCGGCGACTGGACGGTAACGCTGACGGTATCGGGCCTGGCGACGGAGCAACAGGCCCAGGTCGCCATGGAGTACCTGCGCAGTCAGGTCTGCGGCACAGAGAT